AAACACATAGGTGCTGGCTGCTGAAGTGCTGAGCAATGTGCCTGTTTTTTCAGCAAAGGTATAAACAAAATACATTGTGGTCTGATCATCTGTCAGCACTGCATCTGTTTGTATGCCTCCCATGGTGGCATTGCCATACAGCACAGGTATCTTGTTTTGTGTGTTGGCATCGCTTTGTAATCTCACTCCTGGATCCACAGCAGGAGCAGTGTTTGGAGTGGGAGTATTATTTTTCTGTATGCTGTTGTTCACACGATTTACTGTGAGGCCCAGCAAGGCTGTTTTGGCTATGTTAGACCCAAGACTGTTGCCTGTGAAAAAATCCACAGCACCGCCAATGAGACTCTTGCCTGTATCTACTAAATCATCAAACCAACTCATGTGGGTGCTCCAAAGTTAAAGTTAGCACTGGATAGATTTGGAACTCTATCCATACTTAAATCGTTGGGGTAATACAACTTTTCATCAGTTGGATTGGTTCTGCGACCTGCCACTTTGGTCTGTAGCAAACCCACAATGCTGGCACAGGTAAGAACAACACTCACACTTGAGTTTTTGTCCACCACATTGTATTCTTCATTTAGACTAAAGTTGTTCACAAGGCCTATAAACTTGCCAATGGGCTCTACAATGGCCACACCTGTATTGGCATTGAACAATCCACGACGCACCATCACAGGAGATCCTTTCATCTTATAACTCAAGACTGAGTTGATGTTTGAACTCAAAATACCACTCAATGTAATGGTAAGTTCTTGATCACTCAATCGCAGTTCGCTCACAGTATCTCCCACGCTCATTAAACTGCCCAGGCTGGCATAACTTTGTCCAGCAATGGTATAAGGTTTATAGAAGTTTGAGAACCTCAATATTTGATAGTCCTGCACATTGATTTGCACAAAGAACGCAGTCCATATGGCACTATATCCAGAAAGATTATAACTCATACCAGGCTTTCATAGAAAACAAATGGTCCTGACCAACTCACTTGGTCTCTTGCAAATATGGTCCACTGCGGAAACTCTGTGCAGATCACTGTCCAGGTCACATTGATACCAACTGGCAATGCTGTGGCAGAAGCCTGAGTGGTGTCAATGATGGGTCTGTGTAAGGTCACAGTGTTTGAGTTGTAGGCCACATTGGCAGCAACTTGATAAACTTTTCCTGATGATCCCAACTGTATTAGATCACCTGCTTTGAACTTGTAGCCACTTGAAGTGGTTGGTGAAGTTGTGAGTGTGAGTGTGGTAGCACCTTGCACCCAGGTTCCTTGGAATCCTGTGCTGTTTACACTATTGCCTTGATACACAGTAAGCCAGGAGTTGTATCCAGAATCATTGATCTGCACTGTGCTTGTGGTGGTTCTATCCAGTGCTTGTGCCAGTGCAATGTTCTGACGATATTCACTCCAACGAGGTCCATCAGGTGCTTTCACTGTGAAACGCCATACCTGCCCTCCACGACTGGTTGAACGCACTGTGCCATCTCTTGTGATTGTGGTTCCTACCACTTTTAGATTGTCAAGACTAAGCGTCTCAGCATTATCAAATATCCATTGGAAACTCATTTGTTATCTCCTTTGTGGGATGCCTCTGGCACCTTGTTGGACCACAGCATGAACAAATCCTGGGTCTTGAGCCAGCAACTGCTGGAAACTTCTTGCATCTACGGCATTGATGTTATACACAACTGAACTACCGCCGCCCATGGGCATGATGCTGGCAGGACCAGCCGCAAACTCTGGACCGTTTTCACCAACAATACCAACCTTGCCTGCTGGGATTGATCCACCATTGGCAAAGAATCCACCAAACAAGTTTTCATTTAGCCATGATCCTGCTGTGGAAATGATGTCGCCAAGTCCGCCAAGTATGCTGGATCCGCCACCAATGCCACCACCTGACATCATGCTGTTGTTGCCTGAAGTTAAACTGCCAATCAAGCCGCCACCGCCTCCGCCTCCACCTGACACATCTATCACATACATTGGATTGTTAGCACTGCTGCCTCTTGCGTTGGCTGAACCTGCTCCACCAAATAAATCGCCAAAGCCCAGTGCGGTGCCAAGACCAGCCAGGGTTTCTTTAATCTGACTGCGTAATAGTTCTTCCAACATGCTGTCTACAAAACCTTGCCACTCAAACTTGCCTGTCTTGGCAAAGTCCACAATGAGATCTTCCAGTCCAGAAGTAAACTTGGCAAACATGCGTTCTGCTCTTGCGGCAGCATTGGTAGCATCTTCTACATAGCGTTTGAATGCATTGCTCCAGCCTGTTGAAAATGTTCTTGAACTGTCATACAGTTTCTTCTGTGCTCTGATCAGTTCTTCAGATCCTTTTTTAGCATTGTCGTAGTATGCTTTTGATTCTGAAGGATCAAGTAATACTCGTGTGCCTGCAATAGCACTGCGGCGATCTTCTTCTGCACGGATGGCAGCACGAGCACTGTCTTCTGTGGCTCTAATAATGTCACGATAGGATTTTTCAATGCCCAGCAATCCAACATCTGCTATTTCTCTTTGTAGACCCAACAGTTTATCCTGCAGGTCATATTCACTCTTGAGACTGAAGTTGATGGCTGCTTGACTTTGTGCGTATTTTTCTTGAGCCTGACTCAGTTGCAGTGTGGCTGCGGCCACTGCACCCAGTTGTTGTTTGGATATTTCAAATATTCTGTTCTTTTCTGCTTCTGACAGAGCCACACCGCGACTGGCTTCTAATGCACGGATCTCTGCTCTGGCTCGCTCATCAGCCGCTGTCGCCACATCCATTTGCATTTTAGCACTGTCACCAAGACCAATCTGTGCCAGGTCCTTACGAATCTTTATGAGATCATCTTCTGCTTGTTGTTGTTCTTTGATACCATACAAGCGTAGGTCTTCACTGGCCTTGAGCAGGGCATTATTTTTGAGTGCTTCTTCAATCTCAAGGATTTTGCTTTTTCTCAATATCTCAATGGCTGCGATTTGTTTCTGATACACAGGTGTGAGTTCATCTTTCTCAACACCTTTGAGTTGGCTCATGGCCTTTTGCATCTCAAGTGTTTTGTCAGCAGCCTCTTTGGTAATGTTGGCAGTGGCCTGCATGATTTCTTTTTGCAGTTCGCTTTTGCCAACCAACTGACCTTGAAGGGTCACTGCCTGCACTTGATCAGCCAGGCCTTTTCTAAACTCTTCAGTGCCTTGTCTAATGGCTGATATCTTGAGATCAAGTTCTTGTCTGATTGTTTTTTGCTTTTCTTTTTCAGCCTCAACTGCGTCGTTCAGGCGTTTTTGTTCTTCTATGTAGGCCTTGCGATTGGCAATCTCTTTTGGATCTCCGCGACCCTGACCACCTTGACCTTCTCTTGGGTCTTTGGCTACAGGTGCAGGGTTAAAGGTCAGGGCTTTACCTGTTCCAAGACCTATAAAGTTTTTTAATCCTTGATAGGCCGTATCTAACTTGGACAGGAACCAGTCAATAGGACTGATATCAAAGGCCGCTTTGATAGCCTTATCAACCAACCAGATTGCACCAGAGATCACAGCGAATACACCAGCAAGTCTGGTCAATCCAGCAAACAACAATCCAAGTGCTGGTGCTAATGCTCTGAAACTCAATCCTATAGATTCAAATGTAAATCCTACTCTTGCAACCAACTGACTGATACTACTCAGTGATCTTGACCATAATGCCGCAATGTCCATCCAGATACTTTTTAATCCAGCCCAGACAAATGCCAATGCATTGCTGGCAATAGCAACCTGTCCAGCACCAAGTTTAAATGTAGCCCATAAAGCCCCTCCTATAGTTGCCAGAGTCGTGAACAAACTTGTGACCACACTTATGCTTTTGGCCAGGGCTGATATAGCCACTGCGGCTCCACCAATCTTGACCACTGCTTCAATAAACTTTTCAATCTGTTCAGGCTTGAGTTCATTCACAAAGTTGATCAAGGGTTCTAATGCCTTGAGGATTTCCAGTTTGAGTTTGCTAAACGCCGCACCCAACTTGTCCTGTAGTTCAGCACCACGCCGCACATCTTCAGCATACTTGGCTGAGGCTGCTGTGAGATTGTTATATTCATTTGAAAGATTCTTGAGATCAACACCACGCAAGGTCTTACCAAACAGTTCACTGCTGATCCTGTTGCGTTGTGTGACATCATCCAGAGCACTCAAGCGTTTTAGTGTGAGATCAAATAGTCCTTGTGTGTCTAACTTGGCCAGGTCATCCAGCGTGATACCAAGATCACGGAAACTGTTTTGTGCTGTTAGTCCACCATTCACAGCATCACCAACTGTGAGACTGAACTTGGTGATAGCGTTCTGTGCTTTTTCTGTATTGCCACCCAGTTGGCTTACTGCTTTACCAAAGCCCAATACATTGGCAATACCTATCTCACTGGCATCACTAATATCACTAATGGCATCAGCAAAGTCAAGAGCACTGCGTATGGCAGCACCCACGGCCAATGCGGCAATAGCAGTTTGAAATCTACCAAATAACTCTGTGGTCTTCTTGGTTTGTGTTTGTATCTTGGCCAGCGTGGGTGATATCTTATCATCCAGCGTGGCGGTATAGGTTAGATCTGCCATGTTATTTCCTCATGATGCGTTTTAGAACTCGTGCAAGGTATTCTTCTGTGGGCTGAGTCATACCTCTTGGACTTTGTTTACTGCTGCCTTGATCAAGAGGCACAGCATAAGGATAGGCTGCATGGATAGTGTCGCCACTGAGTCGCGTTCTACGACGGGCATTGCCAGTTTTGATAGGAGTCTGACTCAACCAGTATTTGTATATCTGATTTGGCACAGCCTGGAGTTCTCGTTGAATCCTGGCTAACCTGGCAGTGATCTTGTCTTGGACATTTTGGCTCATCTCTTGATCCTTTCAACCATTTCCTGTAGGGTATTTAGTGGTAGATCAGGTGCTGGAGGTGCCATGCCTTTGGCCTTGGCTTCAGACTTTTCGCGTTCATAACGATGGTAGGCCAGGCTCACATCCATGACCAGGAAGTCAAGAGTGTCAGCCAAGTCCAATACCTGGCTGGGCAACAGATGATAACGAGTGGCCAGGTTGTCTAACACAAGACAACGACGCAGATCCGCACTATTGGGATCAAGTTCTGCGTTTATTACTTTCCCAGGCGTTCAACCACTGTGGTAATCACTCTCATGAGGATTGGTGTAGGCAAGGCTGCTTCCTCACTCATGACCTGTGAGCCATCTTCATTCAAGATCAGTTCACGCACAGCACTGATCACTGACGAAGTATCGTTTTGATTTAAACTGGCCAGTTTAAGGAACACATTCATAGGCTGGCGGTCCCAGGTCCAGAATGTGAGTGCTTCACCGTATTGTTCAACGATGTCAGCATCGTCAATGGTGACTTCAATCAGTTGGGGTTTTTTTGCAAGTTCAGAGAGTTTCATCTTCAGGTCCTTTGGTTCTTTTGATCATCTCGTTGCTGAGTGCAACAAGAAAACTTAAACGACTGTGTGCTTTGCCAATGTCAGCGGCAGCACAGCGTAGTTCATTAGTGGATTTGGCTATTTCAGCCAAGAGGCTTTGTGCCAGTTCCAGGTCAGATTTGTTTTGTAATATTTCCATAAATCTTTCATCTATAAATCAACAAACAGCAGGGAGCGAACCCTGCTGTGTGTTCTTACGCTACTGTGTAGTCGCCAGTCACTGTCAAGGTGATTGGAGAGACCCACACAGGTGAGTCAGCACTAACGGTAGGTGCCAAACCTGTGACATAGGCATTACCACTGATGGTAGGACCTGTGGCACCTGTTGATGTGTCACCCATATACAGACTGAAGCCCACAAGTGGCTTGTCTTTAGACAGACCAAACACGCCAAGTCTGGCTGCTGAATTTGCTGAGGCTGAAGAATTGCCAAAGAATGTGCTTTGTTCAAGCACACAGTTCATAGCAATACTGTTGGTTGCTGTGGTAGCAACCTGCAGTTTACTCGCTGAGTCTAACTGAGTCCAGGTGAACACATCGTTTGAGTTGTTGATTGTCACATCCTGTAGGGCTGGCATGCTGATAGGTCCTGTGGCCGCTGAAGTTGTTAGAGTCAGTGTGGCCTGGACATTTGCAACGCCTGGTGCTGGGTAGATATATGCCATGGCATTATTTCCTTTTTAGTTTATTTTCGTTTCAGAGAAACGGAACTCAAACTCAGTGAGCATGGTGTCTGCTTCAAAAGTCACAGTGATATCACATTCACGACTGACAACGCCAGTTATTTCTGTGGTATCCTTTACATTTCTAACAGCATCCATCACACTATCATAGTTTGAGGGCTTGAGTTTTGCGTCATTTACGACATACACCTGGATGGTAGA